ATGCTTTATTTGAGTATGAATAATAAAAATATTATTACACAGACAAACAGAACAATTCTATTTGAGGAAATAAATCCTGAAAAGCCGGATTTGCTGACATTAATTGATGAAGTAAAAGATATGGATTCCCTTTCTGATGAAAGGATAATAGAAATTAATAAATATCTTTTAGTATCAGATTTTGATGATTTTCTTAAAAAATTTGAACCGAAAGTTTACAGTTATTACAATTCAGCTACACAAAGTATAAAATATCTTTTAAAAAGGCCGGAAGGAATACCGGATGAACTAATAAATGAGATAAAAATAGACAATGGAAATACGTTTTTTAAAATGTTAAATACACTTATTGAAGCAAGAAAGTCACAGGGAAATAAGAATGTTGATTTTAAATTTGAAAATATTCTGGAATTACTTTCACCGAAAAAGGTAATTGAGGATATAAAGCAGACTAGAAAAGAAATTGCATATATTTATAACAAATATGAGGAACTTGATGAAGAAAATCCGCAGAAATTTGAGCTTGGTGACAGGCTTAATGAAAAGTTTGAGGAAGCATCACATAATTACAGTAACGTCCTTGGTATGCTGCCTTTGGCTATTGAAGATATTAAAACCAGACTTCTTTTAGGCCACGATGAAAATACATTTAAATCAGATCAGATAAAACTTGGAATGTTAAAGGTTGGAAATAAAGGAGAACTGGAAGTAATCGAATATAAGAAGGAAGAATCAAATGCACTTGCAATTACAGAGGATAAAAATACAAATGCCCTAGTCGCAACATTTAAGGAAGATTATGAAAATGTCACCGAAGAACCAAATGAATATATAAAAGATCTGGTTGTAAGAACATTTGTACCTTTGGCAGAAAGTATTGTAAATATTGAACCTGAACAGGAAGTAAAAAATTATAATAACTATTTGAGCTTTTATAAGGATGCACAGGAAAATTTCATTAAAATTGCAAAACCGTTAATTGAAAAGCTTTTAGGTGTAAAAATGTTTTTTGAGCAATATAATACAAAACTTTCCTTAATGAAACCAAAATTGCTTGTAACAAATATTAAATCGGAAATGCTTGTTAAAACAGGAAACAAGGAGAGATTGAAAGCGTTTTTTAATACTGTCAATGCAAAAAATGACTTTGAAAATACAATATGGTTTGGGATATATCCAAATGTAGACCTGGATATAAATAAAAAGGAAAAGAAAATAAGGGAAAGATTTAAGGGAAAACAGAATGAAGAAAAGCCTGAAAAAAATACAATGGAAAGTTTAACAAACCTGATGACAGTTTTAGGAGAATATAAGGTACAGATATTTTTCAATTTTGAAAGAAATGATGAAACAACATTTAACAGTCTTGCAGTGGAAGGCCCTGACAAATATATGGAAAAAACTGCAATTCTAGAAAATCAGAGCTATTCAGAATATGTGATACCTGTAATTCCTAATTTTACAATAATACCGAAGGATAAGTCAGGAGTGCTGCTGGATTATAAAATGAAGTACGAGGAAGAAAATGGAGTGAAACTGTCTTCTGAAAAGGAAGATCTTATGAAATTCTGGATTGAAGGGATATATATAGATGGAGCATATGTGGCAGCAGGAATTACAGGGGCATATCAATGTCCTAACTATCTGAGGGAAAGATTTACTTCAGTTTCACAAATATATCCTGGTGTAAGGTTTGATATAGAATCTGAGGATAACTCATATAAGGCCAGAACAACTATGGCAAAGGAAATATCAGGTTTTACAAATACTATTAAAGACAAAATAAACCAGTTTGGATATGGATTTATATTTTCTTCAGATACAGCACATGTAAAAAAAGAGAAAATAAGAAATATTATTGTCTATAAGGCTAGGACATTGTCAAAAAATAGTGATGGAATATATGAACCGTTATATAAGACTTTAACAACAACTTTTATAGAGAGAACATTGAGATTTATAACGACAGATTTTAAGGAAGACAAGCTGGATTTCTTTTTCAGTACACATCCTGAAAGCCAGAAATCCATATGGGTAAAAGATGAGAAGTTTGTTAACGGGATTATGCAGAAGGGTGACGATATGTCACATATTATAGATGAGGAAAACGGTATATGCCAGCTGAATATAACATTTGCAGGAAATGTTAAAAATCTTCAGGTGGAAATAAATAAATAGGTTGCAACAAATTTAAATAAATATTTAAGGAGGTAGTTAATGGGTTTTAGACTTAATGTAAAGGGACAAACTGAAGAAATTTTACTGGATAAGGAGAGTATTCTTGATGTCAGGTATATATCAGAAACTCCAGATGACTCGAATGCACGTGCGACAGACCTAAGCGTAATACTTGAAATTAAAGGGAAAATTTTAGCGGCGGCAGGTGGAGACACTGAAGACGACACAAGAAAGGTTGCGGAGTGTATCTTAAAATTTTAAAATCAATAAAATCAACATTTTTAATACTTCTAGATATTTAAAGAATGAAATATAACGAAAAAATATAAAATAAAACAGGTCTATTGGTAACAATTTGGTAACAAATTTTGTTAACATCCAAAATCGATTTTTTCAACTTCCATTAATAAATCTTTAGGTTCATAATGAGTATAAACTCCATCTGTAATGTCATCAGTCTCATGCCCTACAATTTTTTTTAATTTCCCATCTGAAATTCCAAGTTGTTTCAATTTCGTTATAAAAGTATGTCTTGTATCATGTCTATTGTTAGAAAAATTTAAAAGATTACGTAGTTTATAAAAATTTCTTTTAAAAGTTACATCGCTATAAGGTGTCTTTTTAGAACTCATGAAAAGATATTTATTTTCCTGATTAAAGTAAAGTTTTATTAAAGGCTTTATTTTACTGTGAATTGGAATAATTCTATCTTTTCCTGCTTCTGTTTTTCTTCCACCAATCATATAGTTTTTTTCCAATAATATATTTTCATTTTCCAATAATCTTATTTCGATTGCTCTCATTCCTGAATACAATAAAATTAATACCATATGTGCTGTCATTTTTAACCTCATATTTTCTGTATTTTTTGAAAAAATCCATATTTTTTTAACTAATTCATTATTATAAATAGACGTTTCTTTTTTATAGTTAGCTATTTTATTAGTTTCGAGTAATGTGCTGATATCTTTATCTACTATATTATTTTTTAATGCTACAGTATACAATCCTTTTAAAATGGATTTTATTCTAATAGACATTGTTTTTGGAGCATCAAATAAAACAGGCTGTAGATGTGAATATTTTAAGTCCCTTACAGCACGGTTATTAAATATTAATAAATAATTTTTATAAATATTTTGGTATTCTCTGACTGAATCCTTTGTTATATCTAGTTTTTTCTTTTCTATCCAAATGTCAAATAAATCTCCAAGTGTAGTATTTTTTTCATCAATGTTGTAAGGTTTAACTTTATACATTGATAGAGCGATTTCTGCATCTTCCGAAGTAGCATAATATCCTATGATAGGTCTTCTTACAGTGCCATCAATCTGAATTTCAGCAGGGCCTCTTACAATCCAAGGCTTACTTCTATTTCCATTTAATTTTGTTATACTTCCAGCTCCATTAAGCTTTCTAGTACGTCTTTTTTTTCTGCCCATAAAAAAATCACACTCCTTCTCTTGCCGGAATTAAAAATGTGTGATATACTTAATTTACTAGATGTAAATATATCACTTATATTTCAAGACTCTGTTGCCGGCAGGGTCTTTTTTTACTTATTAAAATTATTTTGATTCACAGGCAATTCCGTCACCATCTCTATCAAGTTTTGAACTATACCCAGGTTCTCCTTTTTTAATATCTGAATATCCTGCAGCTCTTGCTTCTTTACAGCTTTTGAAATAAACAGTTGTTGCACTACCAGATGTCTTTTTAACTTTTTTCTTTACTGCTCCTGCCATAGGCAATGCCAAAATAACTCCTCCTAATAAAATTGATAATAATACTTTTCTACTTTTCATAAACTTTCCTCCTATATTTTAAATTTTTTATAGATTTAGTAATTGTTTTTTCTTTGCATCAAATTCTTCTTCAGAAATAATTCCTTGATCTAATAAATTTTTAAATTTCAGAATTTCGTCTGCTTGTGAAGAATTATTAGTATTATCCTCCAGTTGCTCTTTATCATTATCATTATTGTCGCCAAAATTTGATTTAATTCCAGCAAGTGATTTGAGTATTGCTTTAAAAATTTTATCATCTACATCAACAACACATTCCTGTCCGTCATTAAATTTTAGAGCAATAATTTTACTGTTTTTATTCTTTGCACTTAATCCAGCCAATAAACCAACAGGACCTAATAAAGCAGCTCCTAATCCACCTCTTAATAAAGCACTAGACATAGATTTTTTGCTTTCTGAATCTAATACTTCATAGTTAACAACTATATCTTTAAGAAAAACCGTTTTTAAAAAACTTGTTTGAAGATATGCGTTTCCAAATGTTTGACCCACCATTTTACCTTGATATGCACCAGCAATAACTTTATTTTGTGCCATTTAACTCAACTCCTTTATTTATTTTTATTTTTTTTTGTTTTTACTATTCTAAATATATTCTTCATTCTTTTTTCTTTACCACTGATTTTCTACAAAAGTTCTTATTACTCTCCCTTTGCATAAAAGCAATTTTTCATTCAAAACAATAATATCATCATAATCTGAATTAAATGATCTTAATCTTATTATTCCTTGTTTATCAATTATCAATTGTTTTATATATGTCTCATCATTGTATTCAAAAACACATACTTTATTATTTAAATTTATTGGATCAGTACATAATTCAGGATCTACAACAGCAGTAGACCCATCAGGAATACTTTTATCAATTCCAGTCATGCTATCCCCTGAAACTCTGATTGCAAAAATTCCTTTTTTGTATATATGTTTTGGAATAGTGTAACTTCCTATTTCTTGTTCAAGGTTAATATAACCATTTCCAGCACTAGCTTTTCCATACATTGGGATTTCAACTATTTCAATTGGAATTAACTTTTCATAAGTAATATTTTTATTTGAAATATTATATTGTTCTTGAGGTTCTACAACAGATACTTCATTATAAGAAGTTTTTTCAGAATGATTTTTTTCATCTTCCCACCCCATTAAATACGCAGGAGTAGTCTTTAATATTTTGGCTAAAGGGATTAATTTATCAATTCCCATATTTTTAACATCATTAGATTCATATCTTGATATAAGGCTTTCTGATACTCCCAATTTATCTGCTACTTGTTTTAGAGTAAGACCTAATTCTTTTCTTCGAGCTCTTATAATTTCATTAACTTTCATATCACTACCTCCATTTGTATAATTTTACCTCAAAACTTGAAAATTTTCAAGTTTTTATTTTAAAAAGACAAAAAAAACTTGAAAATAATCAAAAAATAAATTGACATAATAAAAAAGTTATGATACTATTAACTTGAGGATATTCAAGAAAAAGGAGGAAGAATGTTAAATGTGCCAAAAATAAAAGGAAGAATGAGAGAAATGAAATGGACTCAAGAAAGCCTAGCAAAAGAAATGGGGATAAACCCAACAACAATAAATTATAAAATAAACAATGAGAAAGGAGAATTTTTGACAATTGAAGAAGCTGAAAAGCTAAAAAAACTTCTTAAAATACCAAAAGAAGAGCTGAATGAATATTTTTTTTATAATAAAACTTGAGTATCCTCAAGAAAAGCTTGTAAAAAGAAAAGAGGTGATACTGAATGAACGCTAATGTGCCACTGGAACTAGTGGCTGAAAAAATAGGGGAATGTGTAGATTTCGTAAGGATAAATCTACAGCAGGGAACTTTATTGATTGATGGATTACCAATAGGATATGCATATAAGAAGAGAGAAGAAAACAAAAACTATTCTTATGTTGTAGATCCTATCAGATTCACAAAATATCTAAAGCAGTTAGAAGAAGCGAATAAAATATTGTATGGGAAGGGAGAATAGAAAATGAAATTGAGAAAAACATTAGTATGGTATGGGATATTTGTAGTTGCCTTGATTTTAAATCAGACAAAATCGTTTAAAGAAGATATTATTGTAACGGTAGTTGTTTACAGTCTTTGGATAATACTTACAGCAGTTACTTATATGTATTTCAAGGAGACAAAATGGGAATAAAAAAAGCCGTTGCTGGAACAACGACTATAAAATTTAAATACAAATCATTATATCACAGAAGGTGAAAAATGAAAAGATTATTATTGGATTATGGGTGTGGTTCGGTTGAGTATATCAATGTGAGGAATTTTGAAATAAAATATCCTTTTATAGTAATAGACAATAATAAAATATCTCTATGGGATGTTGAATTTATAAAATACAAAAATTTTATAGCATGGAAAAATAGGAGGAAAAAATAAATGTGGAGTGAAAATCAAGAACAATTAAGGGAAAAAAATTTGCCAGGAGCAGGAATAAAGGAAAGTGGATGTTATGAATGTAAAATAGAGAGAGCAGAACTTTTTATTTCGAATCAGAATAAATCAGAAGCTTTAATTTTAACATTAAAATCTGTTACAGATGAAAAAACAGCAAGAATACCAATTTTTTATAAAAATAAAAAAGGTGAAGAACAACTCTTTAATACAAAACATTTAAATCAATTGATATATCTGTTAAAAATTAAATTTGAAAACTTAGATACAGAAGCCGATGAAGAAGGGAAAGAAATTTTTCCAATGCTTCAAAATAGGAAAATAGGAGTATTTCTTTCATATTTGGGAATGAATGAAGTGGTTAATCCAACAACAGGAGAAGTGAATTATTTTAATGAATATCAAATTAGAGGTTTTTATAACACAAAAACAGGAAAAACAACACAAGAAATTTTAGATAAAGTTGAAAATCCTATAACATTTGAATTATGGCAAAAAAACTTTATAAACGAAAATAAAATTAGAGAAAAAAGAGAACTGGAAAATGGGACAAATATTATTAATAGTCATATAAAAAGTGAAATAGAAAATCAAGAAGATGAAGGGTTCCCATTTTAAGAAAGGAAATATGAAAAAAATGCAGAAAAAAATAGTGATATTTGATACTGAAACTAATGGACTAAGTGATTGTTCTGTACTATCAGTTTCAGCTATAAAAATTTTAGTTGATCTAGAATTAAATTCTTGTAAAGAAATAAAAAAATTTAACAGGTTTTATTTTAGAAATAAAAATGAAAAAATTAATGAAGAAGCAATAAAGATAAATAAATTAACTGATGAAAAAATAAGTTTTAAAAGGCAAGGAAAAAGATACCCTGAATATTTTGAAAAAGATAATGGTTTCGAAAAATTTTGTAAAGATACTGAATATTTTGTAGCACATAATATAGATTTTGATTCTAAATTTTTATCATTTGAATTAAAAAATAAATTTTGTACTCAAAAATCAAATATCAATTTAGTGAAAAAAGAATCAGGAACGGAAGGAAAATATAAATATCCGAGCTTAATGGAAACTGCGGAATTTTACAATATTGAACTGGACAGAAGTCAATGGCATGGAAGTGAATATGATACATATATTTGCAAAGAAATATTTATGGCCATGCTGAAGAATAAAGAAACATCTGATATTATAATAAAATTTTTAGAAGGTGAGAAAAATGAAGACAGTCGTAAAGAAAAAAGAGAACTTTACAACGATACACAATAATCTGATTCTTGATGAAAGCATTTCTTGGAAAGCAAAAGGAATTTTAATTTATATGTTGTCAAAGCCTGCAGGTTGGAAATATAAAAGTTCTGAGATAGCGAAAAATGCAACTGATGGAAGGGATTCGGTAAGAAACGGATTAAAAGAACTTGTTGAAAATGGATATATTAGTCGTCAGAAGAACAGTGATGGCTCATTAACATATTATATTTTTGAGGATAAAAGACAAAATAATATTAAAGATTATCTACAAAAATCTGAGACGGAAAACCCAAAGTTGGATAATCCGTCTTTGGAAAAGCCTGAGACGGAAAACCCAAAGTTGGAAAACCCAAAGTTGGATAATCCGTTCGTATATAAAAGAAAGAATACTAATAATAAAAGAATAATAGTAATAAAAGAATATATATATAAGGGCGAAAAATTTTTGGAAACGTATTCTGACTTTAAGAACATGAGAAAGAATATTAAAAAGCCAATGACAGAAAGAGCTGAAAAGATACTGCTAACAAAATTGAAAAAATTAACTGGTGAAAATAACGAAGAGCTTGCTATAAAGATTCTTGAGCAATCAATATTAAATAATTGGCAGGATATATATCCACTTAAGGAGGAAAACAATGCAAACGGAAGTAACGGATATAAAAAATCTTATCAATCAAAGAATGACAAACATAATCAAAAAACGGACAGAACAAACGACGGAAAAAACTGGAATTAGTTTTGTTGAAACTGTCGATATTAGTGGTCTGTGGAGAAAAGAAACAATAGAAAAATATAAAAAATTATCTGAAAAAATGATGTGTGATGATGATTATGAATGCAGCTTTGAAAAGTCATATGCAAAGAGTAAGACAGAAAAGGCATATAAAAAATCATTTGAAAGATTCTGTGAAAATTTTGCAAATTTTAAACATGAGGGCCTTGGAATTTACATAAGCGGAGAAGTAGGAGCTGGGAAAAGTCATTATACTAATTGCATTTACAACAGTCTAAAAGATGATTTTATTGTGTACAAAACAAGCATAATGACCTTATTTGATGAAATAATTGAGACATTTGGAGAAAAAACAGCGACTTCGTTTCTGCGTGAACGATTAGGAGATGCGGAGTTGATTATAATCGAAGATTTAGGAAATGAATCAATCAAGGACTGGGGAAAACAGAACTTATATTTCATAATTGACTTTATTTTCAGAGAAAAGAAGTCAGTAATAATAAATACAAATCTTACTGACAAGCAGATGGAAGAATTTCTTAAAATCCTTGGAAGTAATAAGTTACTGTCAAGATTGCAGTGCAAATGTAAATATTATAAATTTGACTGGGAAGATAGAAGGATTGGCATGTACAAGGAAGAAATTGAGAAGTGGTATTGATGGCAAAGGTCAGATTATATTATCGGCAGGTATGGGATGAAAACGGAAATCTGCATGAAATTAAAACTGCATCTGAAGAAGAATTAAGTAATTTCATGAAGAGGAACGGGGGAACAGTAAGTGGATATAATCAAGGAAGTAGAATGGTACCCGAAAGTAGAATGCAGCATTGCATTGACAATGTGAGCATTGAAGATTTAATGACTTTGAAAAAGGAGGAATAAAATGGTACTGGATTATTTAGAAAAAGTGGAGTGCAAAGGGAAAATAGTGCGAGGTAAAATATACAATTATGAGGTTTATTTACTGGCCAAAGATGTCACAGATTTGTTTGGTTATAAGAGTGGTAAAAACACAATAAACAAAAAAGTCAGCAAAGAAAATATATTGAAATACCCGTTGGATGGAGTAAATGGGAATCAATACAATCTCATAAACGTTAGAGGAGTAAATGAACTTTTAAAAACTGAAATGAAATTGATTAATAAAAAGCAGAAAAAAGAAATTATTGAAATCCTTGAAGGAGTAATAGAGTTTTTATTGAAGAAAAATGAATTCTTAATGGCGGAGAGAACATTTGTATGGTTTGAAAAAGAAACAGAAAGAAAAAGGTTTGAGGAAAAAGAAAAGCCATTTTGGAAAAAGTTTTTTGGAATATAAAGGGGGCCTTATATGGCTATAAAAACGATGAGCTGGGAAAATCAGAAATTGATTTACTGGTTTATAGATTGTTTTGCTTATTATTTAGCTGATAAGGACATCAGCAATTTATCCAGCAAGGAAAAAACTGGAATATCAGATTATTACAGGTTTCAGGCTAAAGAAAGATTGAAGAAGCTTTACATAAGAGCGAGTGGAAAGAGCTTGAAAGGGTATGAGCCTTTTAAAAATCTGAATGAAAAGTTAGAAAAAAATATAATTGAGGTTTTAGAAAAAAAATATACAAATAAAAACAAAGCTAAAATAATACTAGATATGCTAATGAAGTTTGTGATTGAAGAAATGCAGCTCTTATTGATAAAGCTGGAAGGGACTTTCAGTCTTGCGTTAAAACTTGTGACAAATGAAGAAGCTGTAGAATTTACGAATTTCTTATTTGATTATTTCATGGACAATGAAATCCCTATGTGGAATCAGATGCATGAGCTTTACAGGAAGCAGAATAACAGAAAATGGGTATATTGGATGCTTAAAAAGAAAATATGTGTCATTACTGGAAAGTCAAATGCCCAGTTGTCACATATATCAAAATCTGCGGGAGCCTTAGGGGGATATCGCTTTGATGAAGGAATAGGCAATTCATATCTTCCCTTGTCAGTTGAATGGCATCTTGGAGTGGATCATGGAGTAAACGGTGGAAGAGAAAAACTGATGGCAAAGCTTAGAGAAATCTACGTTGAACCATTTCAAATAAAAACATCTGAAGAGGTAAAGGAATTGAAAAAAATTTATCCAGGACATTTCAGGGCCTTTAAGAAAAAATAGAGTTCAGTCACGGAAAGTCGTTTTTCTTAGAAAAAAGAAAGGAGAAGATATGAATAGGCACTGGACAAAAGAAGAAATGACTTATTTGGAAGAAAAATGGGGAAAAATTTCAATGCCTGGCTTAAAAAAGAAATTAAACAGAAGTCAAGCATCTATAATGTGCAAAGCAAGAAAAATGAAACTTGGCAGATTTCTTTGGGCTGATGAATATTTGACGTTTAATTTGTTATTAAAAGAGCTTGGAATAAATTCATACAGCTATAAACCAACGAGTTGGATTAAAAAAAGAAAATTTCCGGTAAAATTTAAAAAAGTAAATAGAAACGTTTGGCGAATTGTATATATTGAAGATTTTTGGAAATGGGCTGAAAAAAACAGGCATTTTATTAACTGGAGCAAAGTGAAAAAAGATGTTTTAGGAAAAGAACCTGAATGGCTTTTGGAAATAAGGAAAAATCAGTGTGAAGAAAGAAGAATGCTTAGAAAAACTCCATGGACAAAACAAGAAGATAAGGAGCTTAAAAGACTTACTGAAATGCATAAATATACATACATAGAATTGAGTGAAATTTTGCAAAGAAGTTCTGGAGCAATTCAAAGAAGATTGTTAGATCTTGAAATAAAAGCAAGACCAGTCAAGGCAGATAATCACATTAAATATACAAGCGAGGAAAAAGAAAACATACATCAGTCGATTTTAAAAAACAGGACTTATGAACAGATTTCAAGAGAAATTGGGAAATCAACAAAAGCTATAAGAGGTTATATTTATAGAATTTATGGAAGTGAAAACTTAGACAAAGTGAGAAATAATATTCAGAAAGAGGTTTTAAAATGACCGCAAAAGAAATGCTTATAAAAAAACTTGAAAAAATTTCGTTGACGCAAGGAATTTACAGATCGTTTAGTGATTTTTGTGCATTAAGTTCTGCTGTAATAAGTGCAAATTGTGGAAATAAAGAAATGGAAACAAGATATATGCATCTTATTAGGCAATATGATGAAGAGACTTTAAACGAATATATGGAATGTTTTGGATTGCTTGTTGCGACGATTGAAGAAGAACCTTTTAAAGATATACTTGGAGAACTTTATATGATTATGAGAATATCTGCTGGAAAAATGGGACAATTTTTCACAGCACAACATATTTCAGATATGTGTGCAAAAATAAGTCTCAGTAAGAGTGAAGTTATAAAAAAAGTATGTACGGAAGGGATTATTAAAATTTCTGAACCATGTGTAGGGGGTGGGAGTATGGTTCTAGGATTTGCAAAATCAGTTGCAGATATGGGTCTGAATCCACAGAAAATATTATTTTTTGAATGCAATGATATAGATCCCCTTTGTGTAAACATGTGTTATGTGCAGATGTCCCTGAATGGACTCAGGGCTTTAGTTACTAGAGGGAATGGTCTAAACGGTGAAATAATAGAAAAACATCTAACTCCTGCAGCTTTAGAGAAATTTGAAAAATCTTTTTCAGCAGAAAAAATAAAATCAGGAAATAAAATTGAGCAGATGAAATTTTTTTAAAGGGAGATTGATAATGACGGATAATGAAATATTTGAATTTAAAGAAATGCTTTTTAAGAAGTTTAATAATGAAGATGTAAGATTTATAGAATATAAACTTCTTGAAGTTTTAAAGAAAAGAGAAAATGCACTTGTAAAAATAGACAGGAATAATGATGAAAATTTATTGAGAATGTTTCTGATGACAAAAAAATCAGAAAATTTATCGGACAGGACATTGGAATACTATAAGACTACATTGGTTAATTTTGCAAAAGCTGTAAATAAAAGCTTTGTTGAAATGACGGACAATGATATAAAAATATATTTGGCTAAAAAACAATTTGAGGACAAAGTTACTCCAGTTACAGTCAATAACATTAGGAGAAACATAAGCAGCTTTTATTCCTGGATGCAAGAACAGGAAATTTTACTGAAAAATCCTTCAAAGAAAGTGAAAAAAGTCAAAGAACCAGTTAGAAGAAAAAAAGCAATAGATGATATTGACATTGAAATGATGAGAAATGCAATAATGAATCTAAAAAGTAGTAAAAATAAACATGGGAAAATTGGAGCAAAAAGAAATAGGGCAATATTTGAACTGTTGCTTTCAAGTGGAATAAGAATAGGTGGGCTTGTTAATTTGAAAACAAGTGATATAGATCTTGAAAATAGAACAGCTATAACAGTGGAAAAAGGTAACAAGGAAAGAATAATTTATTTTGATGCTTCCACTGAACTAGCACTAAGAGAATACTTAGAAATAAGGCAGATAACAGAGAAAAGTGGGGATAAACTGTTTCTGAGCACGATGCATCCATATAAGCCTTTAGAAATTTCTGGAGCAGAAATTTTAATAAGAGATATTGGAAGAAGTTTAGGAATAGAAAAGATACATCCACATAGGTTCAGAAGAACATTTGCAACAAGGGCATCAAAACGTGGTATGGCAATAGAGGACGTTCAAAGGCTGATGGGACACAAAAAAATAGAGACAACACAAATTTATATTGATTCAGATGAAGAAAGTGCAAGAAATGCATATAAGAAAGTGATGGGATAAATGTGAGTGTACAAAGCAGGATTAGAAAAATAGAAAAGAAAAAAGGAATATACAAAAGAAGAAAAAAAGATATTATAAGATGCAAACTCAAAAAGAAAGAAAAGGAACTGAGTATTGAAGAAATGATTAAAAGAATGCGATTTGATGTATAAATGGAATGGAGTGAAAAATAAATGACTTGTTATGAAGTTTTGAAAATAGTATCAGAAAAGGACAAAGATTGTTTAGAAAATGTGAAAAATGTTCTGAATGATGCATTAGATGGAAGCAAATATTTTAAAGTCAAGGAAATAAAATTTTTATCAGACAGTATAAAAATAGAATTTGAAAATGAACTTAGCTATGAAGAAAGAGATTTGGAAGATGGAAAAACTAAGACAAGCTTTGATATTGAAAAATTAGGATTGAAAGGTAAGGAAATGGATAGAATGCTTTTTGAGAGTAAATATATTATGAATGCAATAAGCAATATAAAAAAACAAATTTTAGAACAGGTAGAAATAGTAAAAAAAGGAGCGAATAATGATTGAAATATTGCATGGAGATACACTTGAAAAAATAAAATTGCTAAAAGATAAAAGCATAGATTGCATAGTGACATCTCCACCTTACTGGCAACTAAGGGATTACGGAGTTGATGGACAATTAGGCTTGGAAGATACAGTAGAAGAATATATTGAAAAACTTTTAAAAATTTTCGATGAATGCTGGAGAGTATTAAAAGATGCAGGAACGGTATTCATAAATATGGGAGATACTTATTCGAATGTAAATTCTAAATTTATATCCAGAAGCAATAATAAAAATTATTATATTGATAAACAAACAGCAAAAACAAGAAAAAAAACAGATATAAGAAGAAAATCAAGGATGATGATTCCTGAAAAAATTGCAATAGCAATGATTGAAAATGGATGGATATTAAGGAATGAAATAATTTGGCATAAGCCGAATGTAGTTCCTGAAGCTGTGCAAGATAGATTTACTAACGACTTTGAAAAAATATATTTTTTTACTAAAAGCGAAAAATATTTTTTTGAGAAACAATATGAAACATTTTCGGAAAAAACTTTAACAGCATTTAAAGACGGAATAATGCCTACTGGAAAAAAGAAAATGCTAGGAGCTGGAGAAAGTAGAACAGGAATGCGTGAAATAAATAAACCTTGGAAAGCGGCATATAATGAAAAAGGAAGAAATATGAGAACGGTTTGGAAAATAGCGACAAAAGGAATTTCAGAAGCACATTTTGCAACTTTTCCTGAAGAACTTGTAAAAAGGTGTATATTGTCAGGCTGTCCTGAAAGAGGAATAGTACTTGATCCTTTTTTAGGATCTGGTACAACTTTAAAAGTTGCAAAAAAGTTAAATAGGAGTGGGATAGGGATAGAATTAAATCAGAAATATATAGAAATTGCTAAAAGTAGAATTGGAAATGACTTATTTAACGAGGTACAGATAAAATGACATTTATAGATTTATTTAGCGGAATAGGAGGTTTCAGGTTAGGAATGGAACAGGCAGGCCATATCTGTTTAGGGCATGTAGAAATAGATAAATTTGCCAACAAAAGCTATGAAGCGATATTTGGAAAGGAAGATTTAATTGGAAGTGATATTACAGAAATTACCAATGATGAGTGGAGAAAGTACAGAGGAAAAGTTGATTGCATCTGTGGAGGATTTCCTTGTCAGGCTTTCAGTATTGCAGGAAACAGAAGAGGATTTGAAGATACTAGAGGAACTTTATTTTTTGAAATACTCAGAGCAGCTAAAGAAATACAGCCCAGTTATTTGTTTCTTGAAAATGTCAGGGGCCTTTTATCCCATGATGAAGGAAAAACGTTTCAGACAATGCTCGCCGCAATGGATGAACTCGGGTATGATGTGGAATGGAAAGTGCTTAACTCTAAGAACTTTGGAGTACCACAGCACAGAGAAAGAGTATACATTGTTGGACATCTTAGAGGAAGAAATACCAGAAAAATATTTTTTGTCGGAGACAGTAATGGAAAGACTGCTGACATACAAGGACAGAAAATTACAACAAATACCCTCACGGCAAGATATCCAAACAGTCAAGGTGTCGGAAGTTGGATTATTGAAAATAAACAGCAGAAAAAAGGAAGAATAATTCAGATAGGCAATATATCAGATTCTAAAAGTTTTAGAGGTAATCCTCAGAAACATAACTTAAAAATAAGAAAATTGACACCGAGAGAATGTTGGAGATTACAATCATTTCCGGATTGGACCTTCGAAAGGGCAAGCAAAGTAAATTCAGACAGTCAATTGTATAAACAGGCAGGAAATTCAGTGACAGTAAATGTTATAAAGTTTATAGCTGAAAGAATGAGAATAGAGGGGGAACAAAATGGCTAGAAAGTTAAAAATAAAAAAATTAGATAAAAAAGATGTGAAAAAGGAAATACAAGCTAATACTGATGTACATTTGTTTCTTTTTTCTGTTTATAGAGCATCAGGACATTTAATTAAAAAATTTAAGCTTTTTAATCAGTTAGGGCTTAATGAACACAGCCTTTTTCCTAATTCAGATTTAGATATCAGTAAAGTGAAAATTAAAAGTATGGGAAATTATCCTATGCTTTCAAATTTTGAAGGACTAAAAAGCTTAATAGAGCAAATCACAAGAGCGTCTTTTCTTTTTCACAGTGATGAAATGAAAGCAAAATATAACTTTGACAAAAAAATATACAGAGAAAAAATTTTAGGTAGGTTATACGATGCAAAAAGAGAAATTAAAAATATTAAATATATAGAAAAATGGAAAGAAGATTTACCCTGTGCAGATAAGGAAGTAGCAGATGCACTTGAAACTTTAAAGGATGTTGTTGTTAACTTTAAAGTAGTTGAGGAATTTGCTAACATGGATTTAGATATTGATGTTAAGCTGAAAAAGTATATCAGAACATTAATGACAAAATTTAATAAATATTTTCTAACATATGTAACAGAAATTATTGAAAGCGGAAGTTAAAAAAAAGGAGGATAGGAAAATAATGAGAATAATACTGATAAATTTACTGAAGAAAAAGATAGATATTTGTACTAAGTCAAAAAAGAAATATGGGCTGAGAGATCCAAGCTATCATATATTAAGTGGAAAAATAGAAGCATATAGCGAAATATTAAAATTATTGAAGGAGGAAAAGAATGGAAGCACTAAAGAAATTTGATATTGAAGAATTACTTAAAAGACAAGTAATGCTAGATAAAAAATTTGATGAAAAAAGAAACTGTGAGAAAACGTGAACTCAGATTGATAAGATTAGCTTATCATACAGAATTAGGAGAATTTTTGCAGGAAGTAAAAAGTGAATGGAACTACTGGAAAAATAGTTGTGGATCAATTAATAAACAAAGAGTACTAGAGGAATTATCTGATGTTTTGCATTTTTCTTTAAGTTATGTAAACAATGACTCCTTTGATAGCAGAATAAGGAACAATGATATCAGATTTAGAAAAAAGATTCTTGAAGATCAAAAATACAGTTTCGCAGAATTGACTGATTTTCTGACAAGTCTATACAATAACGCTGAACATTTTGCAAATATATTACTTGTCGCAGAATATTTGGGGGCAACGGAAGAGGAATTTTTGAAAATACATCACATGGTCTGGGAAAGAAATATGGGCGAACGAACTAAGGGGGAGTATTAGTGCAAATGTACGAAAATTGTACAGGAAATTATACATATTTAGAAATTGCGGAATTGACTTGAAAAGAGCATAATAAAATTTTAAGAGATTTAGGATATCAAAAAATCGAGGTGGCATAAATTGATAGAAGAACAGGAAATAAGAGCCGAATTAATAAAAAGAAAACTTAAAGAAGGGATGGATTTAACGGATAATGAATTTGATTTTTGTGATGGAAATAAGCACCTTTTCCAAAAAGTCAGATTCCAAAAAGTTAGAAAAGCTAAGATAAAGAGAAAGGAAGTTAAATGAACGAAAAAGACATAGACAGAATAGCAGATAAGATATTAGAAAAAATAAGAAATGATAAAGAGATAAAGACAGGAAAGCAACTGACACCGTTCCAGAAGACAGAGAAGTTGCTATCAGAACTATCATTATTAAAAGGAGCTATTGATTCTAAAAATATGCTTATAGAGGACTTAAAAAAGGAAGGAATTACGATTCAGAAAAGAGAAACTGGAGTTAATGTGCAATCCAGTAAAGTGTATTTGTCTGAGCTAGAAAAGGTTGAAAATAGGATAGAAAAACTACAGGAGGAAATAGTAAGAATAGAAAATGTTGTAAATATGGTTGAAAGGGCCTTGGAAACAATCAAGAATAATAAACACTATGATATAATAGTAATGAAATACTTTGAAGAGTTAACATTCGAACATATAGCAGAGAAGTTAAATATAAGTGTTATAACTGCAAAAAGATACAAGAACTATATGATTAGGCAATTGCAACTTATTATTTTCTCAGACGATGTTATAAAAAATATATTAAGTTAAAAAATGATACTTTTCTGATATTGCATAAAATTTCTTATATGTTATAATACGTTAGAATGAAATTTTAGGATTTGAGATAGCTTTGTCGAGGTGGGTTTTGCAAGTCATACACCTGACTATCTAAGACAGTTTAGAGACTGTCTTTTTTTTATTTGAAAGGGAATGAGATGTTAAAGACTGTATGCACGAGATGTAATAGGAAATTGAATCAAGGCGAAAAATGTGGTTGTAATAGTAATAGACATAGGGAGTATGATAGGTTTAGCAGAGATGAAAAGGCTAAGCAATTCTATCATTCTAAGGAATGGGGTAGGCTAACGGCATTATGCAAAAGCAAATGTAATGGCTTAGACCTTTATGAACTATACGAAAATAATAAGATAGTTAAAGGAGAACTGAGTCACCACATCATCCCAGTTGAAGATGATGCTGGGAAGAAGTTTGATATAGACAATCTTATCTATGTTAGTCAGAAGACGCATAATTTTATTCATAGTGTCTATGCCCGTTCAAAAGAAGAAAAGAAAGCTCTGCAAATGAAATTATTTAATTTTTTATTAAAAATTAAAAAAATTTAATGAGGGGGTGGCAAAAAAAGTTTTTCGAATTTTGCTCAAGACCGCATCCCCCCCATTCTCAGGAGAAAATGCCAAAAATGAAAATTCATTCAATTAGGAGGTGGAAGAAATGGCAGGAAGGCCTCGAAAAGTGGTAAGTATAAGCAAAGGAAAAATAGGAAAAGAAAAGATAAAAGCTAGACTGGAACAGGAGAAAAAAATAAAAGTAGGACGCGAGCATCTTGCAGAGCCTCCTAGCTGGTTGAGCGAAAATGGGAAAAAAGAATTTAATAGAGTTGTCGAAGAAGCAGGGCATGTCGAATTACTTGACAATTTAGATCTAGGAATATTGGCTATGTATTGCAATGCTTATGATTGCTATGTAGATATAACTAAAAAAATTCAAAAAACTGGATATTTAGGTATCAGGAAAACTGCTAATGATAAATTTCAGGTAGTGCATCCTTTACTTTCTGCACAGGAAAAATATGTGAAGCAAATAATGCAATGCTCTACTAAACTTGGACTTGCAACAACAGACAGATTAAAACTGATAGTGCCGAAAAAAGAAGAGAGTAGCACTAACAAATATTTAAAATATTTATAAGGTGCTAAAAATGGATAGGACAACAGAATATGCAAAATTGGTTGTAAAAGGTAAAAAGATAGCAGGAAGAAAGGAATATCTAGCATGTGAAAGGCATTTGCAAGATTTGAAGAAAAAGAATTTTGATTATAAATTTAATAAGGAACTTGCTGAAAAAGCAATAAATATAATCAATGAATTGGTGATTGGTGAAGGTGAAGAACAGCAGAAGCTTAGCACAAGAGGATTTCAAAATTTCATAATAGGATCTTTATTTGGCTGGGTTAAAAAGAAAACAAAGGAACGAAGATTTAGAGAAGCTTATATTCAAGTTGGAAGACAAAATGGAAAGTCTATTTTATCTGGTGCAATGGCAAATCAATTTGCAACATTTTCAGGATATAAATTAGGACGGATATTTTGTGCGGCCACAAAACAGGAACAGGCAAATATAGTTTGGGATGAAATAGCAAAGTTTATTCGGAGTGATAATGATTTACAGGAAATGTACAAAATTACGGAGCATGAAAGAACGATAAAATCATTTGTTACAGGAAATGTTATTAAGTCGCTTGGGAGAGATACAAAAAGTGCTGATGGATTTAGAAGTATTTTGACCATATGTGACGAACTTCATGCACATCCGAATAATCAGATGTACAAGTTAATGCTTGACGGTCAAATTAATGTTGACGGAGCTTTGACATTGGCAATAACAACTGCAGGATTTAATCTGAATGGATTCTGTTTTGAACAATATAAATTTTGTGAAAAAGTATTGGAAAAAGTGATTGATAAAGAATCGCTTTTTATTTTTATCTGTGAAATGGATAAAGACGATGATATCTGGGATTATAACAATTGGGCAAAGAGCAATCCGTACTTGCTTTTTAATTCAGATAATACAATCAATAAAGATATGGTTGCAAGACTTGCCGAAAAAGCAATTGAAGCAAAAGAAAAAGGCGGAGCAGATCTTCTGAATTTTATGACAAAACATCTTAATTATTGGGTAACGAATGGAGTAGGTGGCTTTGTTGACTTACAGAAATTCAAAGAGTGTGAAAGTGATTTAACTATAGAAGACATGAAAGGCAAGGAATGTTATCTTGGATTAGATTTATCAAGTGGGGGAGATTTGACAAGTATAGCTCTTGCATTTCCACTGGAAAATGAAAAAATATATATTTATTCTCATTCCTTTATGCCAGAATTAAGACTTGCTGAACATGAAAAAACAGATGATGTTCCATATCGAATGTGGGTAAATAAAGGACTGTTGACATTGACAAGTGGAGCTTTTGGAGTAAAGACTGATTATAAATTTATAATAAATCATTTGAAAGAACTGATTGAAAAATATGAAATTAGGATTTTAGAAGTTGGATACGACAATCACAATGCGAGTGTGTTTTTACAAGATTTAGAATTTTTAGCATGTGATCTGACAGAAATAAAACAGTCAGCAAAATCTTTAAATGATGCAACAGTAGATTTCCAGCTTTCGGTAAAAGCTAATCAGCTTTTATATGATAAAGAAAATGATTTACTGAAATGGAGTATTGCTAATGCAACAACAACAAGCAATAGTTTTGGAGAAATAAAGATAGACAAACAGGCTCAAAAATATAGAATAGATCCAGTGGATGCTGTCATGGATTCATGGAAAATAATGTTAGTTAATAAAAATGAATACAGTGCCGATTCTGAATTTGATGATTGGTTTGAAATGATAAAAGGAAAGTAGGTGAAATGGTTGAAAATATTCGACAAATGGATAGTAAAAAAAGCAATAAATATATTGAATCAGGGAGAAGATAACGAACGTGAAAAAGAAACGTCTGGAGAAATATATGAATTTTTAAAAGGTGGTAATATATCTGCAGGAAAAGATTTAAGTGAAATAACATATTTTACATGCTTAAAAGTTTTAAGCGAAAGTATAGGGAAATTATCAATTAATTTGAAAGATAGTGATAATAACAGAATATATGCTCATGATAGTTTGCAGATGTTAAAAGTCAGGCCAAATAAATTTATGACACCTACAACTTTTAAGGCTTTGATAGAATATCACAGAAATCATTCAGGAAATGCTTATGCATATTTACAATATGAAAAAAATGGAAAGCTGGAAGGAATATATCCGCTTGAAAGTAGAAATATGCAAATACTGATTGATAATGCAGATATCTTTCAAAGAGGAAACAAAATGTATTATAGATATTTAGCACCTAAAACCGGGAAGACTTATATATTTGAGGATAAAGAAATACTGCATTTTAAAGGCGGACTTAGTGAAGATGGACTTGTTGGAAAATCGGTTAGAGAAACTTTAGCAAGCACGTTGAAAGGAGTAAAGATAAGTCAACAGTATTTAAATAATCTATATGAAAAGGGCCTTACTGCAAAAGCTATTCTGAAATACACTGGTGATTTTGACAGTAAAAAGAAAGCAATGCTTGTAAATGAGTTAGCAAACTTTGCAACTGGAAACGATAGCCGAGGAATTATTCCAATACCGCTTGGAATGGATTTAGTTCCCCTAGATTTAAAACTGACGGATTCGCAATTCTATGAATTGAAAAAATTTACAAGCCTACAAATTGCAGCAGCTTTTGGAGTTAAGCCAAATCATTTAAATAACTATGATAAGTCAAGCTATGCTAACAGTGAAATGCAGAACTTGACTTTTTATATTGATACACTCTTATTTATTCTGAATCAGTATGAGGAGGAATTTAATTATAAGATGCTTTCAGAGGAAGAAAGAAAAAAAGGATTAAGATTTGAATTTAATGTAGCTAGTATTTTGAGAGGAGATTTAAAAACACAGGCAGAAAGCATAACTAAATATGTTTCAGGCTCAATATACACTATTAATGAAGCAAGAACTTATGCTGGACTTCCTAAAGTGAAAGATGGCGAAAAGATACTTGTAAATGGAAGCTATGTTGAATTAAAAAACGTAGGTAACGCATATTTGAAGGGAGGTGAAAATAATGAGTAAGTTTTTAAGGTTTAAAAATTCTACAGAAACTTCAGTCGATATGTACATCACAGGAGATATCCTTGATGACAGTTGGAAAGGCTGGTCATGGGGTGAGGATGAGAATACATATCCTTCAAATGTGAGAGAGTTGCTGAAAGAGTGTAAGGGTAAAAATTTGAATGTATATATAAATAGCGGTGGTGGTGATGTTTTTGCAAGTGTTGCAATTTCAAATATGTTAGCGAGACATGATGGAAAAACAAAGGCAATAGTGGATGGTTTAGCAGCTAGCGGAGCGAGTATAATTGCTTTTGGCTGTGATGAAGTAGAAATTCCTGAAAATGCTTTTTTAATGATCCATAAGCCAAGCACTGTGGCAAGTGGTGATGCTGATAATTTCAGGAGTATTGCTGAAACGCTTGATACAATACAGGAGGGAATTACAAATACGTACTTAAAGAAAACTCTTGAAGGTGTTGAAAAAGAAAAAATAACTGAAATGATAGATGCTGAAACATGGCTGACAGGAAAAGAAGCAAGTGATTATTTTGATATAACTGTAGGAAAAAAACAGGAAATACTAAACTGTGCTGGAGAATATCCTAAAAATTTTAAGAAATTACCTGAAAACTTTAAAACAGAAACTGGAGTAGTGTTGGATAATAGTCATAAAATAAAAGAAATAGAAATAGCATTAAATTTATAAAGAGAGGATGATGCAAATGAAAAAATCAATAGAAATGAAAAGGGAACTTGAAGAATTGAAGAACACAATAAAAGGGTTGCAGGATCAAGGAAAAATAGATGAAGCACATGCAAAATTAAGTGAATTAACTGAACTTAAAAATGCAATTGCAGTACAGGAAGCATTGGAAGAAGATGAAGTGCTAAATTTTAAAGGGAATCAAATACAAGTAAGAGAGGATAAAATGAACGTCAATAGAATTTTTAATAAAATGTTGTTAGGAAAAAGCGTTACAGAAGAAGAAAGAGAGTTTTTAAATGCAGCAGGTACACCTGGACAGGTAGAAGCAACTGACGGAAAAGGTGGGTATCTAGTGCCAGTAGAACAGTTCAATGAAATAAAAGAACTAAGAAGGGAACTTGTTTCGTTAAAAGGATTGTGTAATGTAGTGCCTGTAACTTCATTGACTGGAACTTTACCGATTGAAAAAGGCAATACAGGAGAGCTTATATCATTTGAGGAACTGAATGAAATAAATAAGTCTGATGTGGATTTTGGACAGGTTAAATATACAACAGCAGATTATGGAGATATAATTCCTATATCAAATACTTTGCTTTCAGATGAAAATGTTAATCTGTCAGCATACATAGGTAGAAGATTTGTTAAGAAAGCAGTAAATACAGAAAATAAGAAAATAATTGCATTACTTAAAGGATTAACTCCTAAGCCTGCACCAAATATCAAAACGGTAAATACAGCTTTAAATGTGGATTTAGATCCAGCAATATCTCAAAATGCAATAATAATAACAAATCAAACTGGATTTAATTTTTTAGACAATTTAGATGACAAGCAAGGAAGACCGTTATTAGAAATTAACTTACAAAATACTACTCAGAAGACATATAAGGGAAGACCTGTTATTGTTCTTTCGGATGCTGTGTTGCCAATGAATACTACAAAAGCACCAGTTTTTGTAGGTGATTTAACAGAATTTGTGTCGTTCTTTGACAGAGAAGGACTTGAATTAGCTGTATCCACAGAAGCAGGATTTACTAAAAATGCAACTTATATGAGAGCAATAGAAAGATTTGATGTTAAAAAAGTAGATGAAGCTGCAATGGTTTATTTGGAATTAGCAACTTCTTAGGAGGTGCTGATTAATGGACAAGGAAAAGGTAAAACAATATCTTAGACTTGATTATGAGGACTCTCTGGTAGATAATTTCATATTAATATCAGAGAGTTATCTGAAAGATGCCATAGATAATTTTGACAAGAAAATAGAAAATGAACAATTTAAAGCAAAAGCTGAAATAGTTCAATTAGTTCTTATTCAAGAATTATATGACAACAGAAGTCAGGCTAAAAAAGATACAACAGATTTTTCTTATGTGATTCGTTCGATGATTTCTCAGTTGCAGTATTGGAGTGAATAAAATGAGAGACAGGAGTACAAAATTAAGGCATGAAGTATCAGTCTATAGAATGATAGAAATAGAAAATGAACTTGCTGAAAAAGATAGGATAGGAAAGTTTGTCAAAAATGCTTACTGTGAAATAGTATCTCAGGGAAATAAGGAAACGAAAACTGCTGCAGATACAGAATATAACGAACAAACTTATAGATTAACTTTCAGAAAGCAGTCTATTTTAGAAATAAAAAAAGACTGGTATTTTATGCATAAAAACAATAAATATGAAGTTATTTACTGGAATGAAGACTTTACTAATAGAGAATTTATTGAAGTGTTCTGCAGGAGGATTGATGAATAATGTCAGTTGAAATAGAAGGACTTGATGAATTTACAAAAGAAATGGTTGAAATATGCTCAAAAGAATATCCAAAGCAGGTAAAGAAAATGCTACAGAAAAGTGGTAATAAACTTCGAAGAAAAGTAGTAGGAAAAGCAAAAGGACTGGTAAAAACTAAGACTGGAAACTATATAAAGGGATTTAAACGTGGAAAGGTATATAAATATGCAGGAGACGAGGATGCTGTAAGAGTTTATAATTCAGCACCTCACGCACATCTAATAGAATATGGCCACAGAATGGTTACAAAGTCTGGAAAAGAAGTTGGATTTGTCAAAGGATATCATGTTTTGGATGGAATAAAAGAGGAATTCAGTGAGGAATTTGCAAAAGATATTGATGAAATGCTGGATAATTTGAAGGTGGAATGATGATAAGTCTTAAAGAAATTATGTTAGCTATTAACAGAAAAATAAATGAGAGTCTGCAAATGAATGTAGATAGTAAGAATTTAGAAGAGGAATTTGAAAGACCTTCAGTCAGAACGTCGATAGATAATTTAAAAACTTCAGCATTCATGCAAAGCATGAAAGAACGTAATTTTATAGTCAGAATATATTATTTCTCAAAAAATAGGGAGAAAAATAAAATTGAATTACTTGAAATTCAGGAAAAACTGGAAGAGGCTTTTTTTAGTCATTTAAAGATTAAAGGAGCTTTTTTTATTTACATTGATGAAATTGTTTTTAATATTACTGATGGAATTCTGATTGGAGAATTTGAAGTAAGCACACTGGAAGAAATTTTAAATGATATTAACGCTGAAAATATGGAAGAACTTGAAATTAAAACTAAAGTCATTCTTGATAATTCAGAAAAAATAGAAAAAAAAGAAGAATTGGCCGAAGGATTTCAAATGAAATATAAATTTAATTAGAAAGAGGTGCATTTATGGGATTGCCAAGTATTTTGATATTATTTAAACAAAAGGCAGTGACTGCAGTTAAGCGTAGTCAGCAGGGTATAGTTGGAATAATAATAAGAGATGATACAAATGAAAGTATTGTTACTAAAGTTTATAAAAGCTATACAGAAATACAGGAATCAGATTGGACTCCTGAAAATTATAGATTTTTAAAGGATTGTTTTGAATTTACTCCTGCAAAGGTAAAAATATTTAGAATAGGAACAGGAGTAAAAGGAAAAATGGCTGATGCTTTAAAATTAGTGGCAAAGGAAAGAGTAAACTGGCTGGGAACTCCGTCGGCTTTGCAAGCAGATCATGATGACATAGTTACATGGATAAAAGAACAGGAAAGACTAGGAAAAACTTATAAAGCAGTAGTGTATAAAGGAACAAATACTAATTGTAGGCATGTAGTGAATTTTATGAATGAAAAAGTTAAATTCAAAGATACTGCAAGAGGTGAAAAAAATGGAAATGAGTATGTACCTACTTTGCTTGGTCTTTTGGCCGGATTACCAATGACAAGATCTGCTACTAATTTTTTATGTGGAAATTTAGAAGATGTCTCTATTTTTGAAAATATTGATACAGTTATTGATAATGGTGGATTCTGTCTTATTAAAGATGAAGATGATGTGAAAGTAGCTAGAGCATGTAATTCTTTAAAGGATATAACACAGGATATTACAGAGGACATGCAAGATATTATCATAATAGAGTCTATGGACTTAATTGCAGATGATATTAGGGAAGCATTCAAAAAATGGATTGGTAAATACAAGAATAAATATGATAATCAAGTATTATTCTTTTCTGCGGTAAACTCATTCTTTAGAGAACTGACAAAGGAAGATATTTTAGACCCTGAATATAATAACAGAGCTGAAGTAGACATTGAATCTCAAAAACTGGCATGGCTGGGAGTTGGGAAAACAGAAGTCAATGAAATGACGGATGAAGAAATTAAGAAACTGACATTTAAAAAGAAAGTATTTATGCTTGGAAATATAAAAATATTGAATGCGGTAGAAGACTTTAAATTTACAATCCACATGTTTTAATGAAAGGAGTAGGATATTATGGCAAATAAAATGGAAACAAATAGAGTTATCAGAGGAAATTTTGGGAAAGTATGGGTCAACGATGACGAATGGATGAATGTAAAATCATTTGAAGCTAAAGTTTCGGCTGAATATGAAGATGTAAATATTCCAGGGAAATTTGGAACTGAAAAAAGATATATAGGTTTTTCAGGTGAAGGAACAATAGTGACAACAAAAATAGATAGTAGGGTAAGTAAGCTGGTTGCAAAAGGCTTTAGAAGTGGAAATCTTCCGTCAATTAAAATTGTTGCAACTTTAGCTGATCCAACTGCATATGGAGCAGAAAGAGTGGAAATACTAGATGTTACCTTGAATGAACTAATGGTAATGCAGTTTGAAAATAAAAAAATAATTGAGGAAGAAGTTCCTTTTAACTTTGCAGATTATAACTATATAGATTCAATTGATTAGAAAGGAGAAAAAGAATGAAACAACTGGGATTAAGTGATTTTTTAGAATTGAAGGCAAGAAGGGAAAATGGAGAGCAGATTAAGGAATATAAGTCAGAATTTCTTGGTGGAAGTATAATGGTTAAAAAAATAAGTCCATATAAAGTTACAGAAATATTAGATAAAATTGAAATGGAAGAAAATGCAGCAACGAATGGACTTAAAGGAAATATCGAGCTAATTTACAGGCATTGCCCTGATTTTGCAAAAAAAGAGTTGCAGGAAGCTTTTAATTGTGTTGAGCCTTATGATATAGTCTTAAAAGTTTTTGATAACAATATAGGGCAAATAGGAAATTTTGCAACGTATATTTTGTCTTTGTATGGACTAGGAAAATATGAGGAAAAAAAAGAAGAAAATAAAATTGGAGATGGTATAAAAAACTCATAGAGAATGATGGAGATACATTTTTGATTTCTTATTATCTTCAAAAGGGATTTTCTTTGGATTACTTGTTAAATTTGAGTACTCTGGAGAAAATCTTTTTTTATGAGAGCATGGAATTTCATATTAAGCTTGAATCTCAAAAACTTCAGAAAATGATGGGAGGTGCATAAGATGTCAAGAAGTATTAATGTCATTCTGAATTTAAAGGATCAATTCACAGGACCGCTTAAAAAAGCTACAGCAAGTGCAAAAGCTAGTGAAAGAAGCTTTAAAATGGGAATGAATAAAATAAAGAAAACTGGAGCGGGGATTGCAAAAACTGCAATTAAAGGAATTGCTGTTGGAACTGCGGCATTAACTGCAGCAACAGGAGTTTTTTTAAAACAGTCAGCAGATGCCTATAATGAAGCACAGCTACAGACAACAAAAATGGAAACGGTACTTAAAAATACAAAAGGAATGACTAAGGGTCAGATAAATGACTTAAAAGATTATACCTCGGTACTGCAATCTAAAGGAGTTGTTGAAGATGACGTTCTAAAAGCTGGGATAACTAGTGCTGGTGTTTTTGGATTACAAGCTGACTCAATAAAAAAATTACTTCCTGGAATGGCAGATCTTGCGGTTAAAGAAAAAGGGCTTAATGTGACAAGTGAAGATATGGCTAACTATGGAAAATTGCTAGGAAAAGCTATGAGTGGGCAAACAGGGGCATTAAAAAAAGCTGGAATTGTTTTAGATAAACATCAGGAACAAATAATGAAATCAGGAACAGAAACTCAAAAAGCAGCCTTACTTGCTGACTTGTTGAAACAGAAGGTTGGCGGAGTTAATGAAGCAATGGCACAGACGGACCAGGGGAAAATTCAACAATTAAAGAATGATTTTGGTGATTTGCAAGAAGAAGTAGGAGCTGTAGTCATGTCAGTTTTAGGAGAATTTGCAGGATGGTTTAATTCTCAAATGCCAGCAATAAGGGAAAAAGTTCTCCAGATAGTTGTTTCTTTTAAAAAGTTTGTCACTGAAAATAAACCACAGATTTTGCAAATAAAAGATGCTTTAATTGGACTAGGAGTAAAAATAATTGAAGTTGCAGGATTTTTTGTGACAAATTTTGATAAATTTGCTCCTATTCTTACGACAATTGGAATAGCATTTCTTACTTACAAAGGAATAATGATAGGAACTCAGGCGGTAACATTTGCACTAACTGCAGCAGAAGTAGCAAAAAATGCAGTTTTAGCAGGTGGAGCAATAGCTGTTAATGCAGTCACAGTTGCACAATGGGCATGGAATGCAGCAATGTATGCGAATCCGATTGGAATAGTAATTTTGGCAGTTACGGCATTAATTGCAGTTGGAATAGCTTTATATAAAAACTGGGATACAATAAAAGCTGGAGCAATCTCGCTATGGAATCAGTTTATGAATTTTTTGAAGCCCGCAATAGATGTAGTTAAAAATGCTTTTAATAGTCTTATGGGTGGAATAAATGCAGTGATAGGTGGATTCAACAGGGTAAAAGACTCTATAGGTGGAGCAATTCAAAAACTGATGAACTGGAATAACACGAAAGCGGAAAATAAAAGTGTAAATGTGCAAGCAAACAATGTTTCGGCTGGGCCTATTCCAGGGAGAAAAGCTCTTGGAACATCTTATTTTAAAGGTGGAATTACACAAATAAACGAAAATAAGAGAAACGAAGTGGCAGTATTGCCTAGCGGAACAGAAATTTTGAGTCATGAACAGAGTAAAAAGCAATCTGAAAAGCCAAGCGTTTCGGTAAATGTTACAATTGAAGGAAATGTTATTGGTAATGAGGAATATGCAAACTATGTTGGGAATGAAATTGTAGCAAAGGTAATGGGAGCTTATAAGAATATGTAGGAGGGAGTAAAATATGAAAGTTATGTTTAAAAAAGGAAATGAATATGCAATACTCCCTGTAGTCCCGCATATTCATGTGATTAATCAGTCTTTATCTGACGAAGAGTTTGAAACAGTAGATAAAGGCTTTTTACTTTTAATTGGGAAAAAAGGATTAAGAAAATTTGAAATAGAAAGCTATTTTCCAAGTAAAGTATATCATTGGATGGAAATGGGAAGTGTTCCAAATCCTAAGTTTTATATAAAGTTTTTTGAAAAATACAGGGATGAAAATGAGCCGATAAGAGTAATTATAATCAGTAAATTTAAGATTGTGCTAAATATGGAATGCAGATATAACTTTCAACACGGAATTTCAGATAGAGCGGGAGACGTCCCGTATAGCCTTGAAGTTACTGAATATAAAAGGCCACAGGGAAAAGAGCCATTAACTGAATTTGAAGAAAAAGTAGTAAAAAAAGCAAAGGAAATAGAACAGCAGACAATGAATAAAGCAAAAGAAATGGCAGGAGGTAATGAAAAATGGATTTCAGGCTTGTATCAGCGGATGAAGGATTGGATATAATGCCTTTTGTTTCAGGCTTAAAATGGAGTGAGAGCATTGATACCTTGGGTTTGGAAATGTCATTTACTTTACCAGATAATTTTAATGATAAGAATTTTAATTTTTTAGATAATATAACGCTTGGAAGTGGATTATCTCTATTTAAAGGCAATGAAATGATTACTCAGGTAATAATAGTTGAAGAAGATAATGGGAATAACACAAGGGGCTTTAAAGCATATGATTATGCTTTTTGGCTTAACAAGTCGACTACTATTAAGCAATTTAACAAGATCAGCAGTGAAAATGCAATAAAAGAATTATGTGCTGAGTTTGGAATAGCTGTAGAAATAACAGGATTAACAAGCGTTATCACTAAAATTTATAATGATAAGACAGTAAGTGAAATAATAAAAGATATCATTAATATTAATACAGCGGAAAATAAGAAAAAATATGTACTTGAAATGGAAAAAACGACTGTAAAAATAAGTCCTTATGAAAAAATAATAATTGATAGTACTTATGAATTGAGTAAAAATAATTTGGTAAAAGCAACAGATTTTTTAAATAGCGTAAGCTATAACAGAAGTATTGCTGATTTAAAAAATAAAATAATAGTTATAAGTGGAGATGAAAAAACTCAAAGAATAGTAGCAGAAGCAAAAGATGATGCAAGTATTAAAGAATTTGGATTACTGCAGGAAGTAGAAAAATTTGATGAAAAGAGTAAAGGAAATGCACAAAATATAGCAAATAATAAGTTAAAAAGACTTAACAGAATAAATGAAGATATTAGCTTAACAATGCTTGGAAATGAGAAAATAAGAGCTGGAAGGATAGTAGAACTTGAGAATGATAATCTTTATCTACATGGAGAGTATTTAATCAAAGATTGTGAACATAGTCTTGAAAATAATAATCATAAATGCAGTATAAACTTAATTCAATACTCTGAAAGTGATATTGAAAATGAAATAGAAGATGCAACAGAAACTTATGAAAAAGAACAATCTAAAGAACAAGGGAAAACAGAAAAAGCAAGTAAAAAAAATAAAAAAGGAGCAAAGAAATGAGTTGGGAAAATGAATTTGCCAAAGCATTTAAGGAAAGGGATAACGTCATGCCAATGGGAGTGCTTGAAGGCATCGTGATTTCCACAAGTCCTTTAAGAGTAAAAATAAAAGAAGGCTTAATAATATTAGAGCCTGAGCAGATTTATGTGAGCCGAGGGCTTACAACAAAGCACTATAAAGCAAAAGGAACAGGAAAATTAAAAGGAAGTAATTTAGGAACAATCAAATTAAATGGAACAATGCAAACTACGGATGAATTAAAATGGTCTGATGTGGATGTGGAATTTGATTTTGAAGTGACTTATCAGCTTGAAGAAGGACAGAAAGTATATGTGATTCCGACAACAAGCGAACAAATGTATTTCATATGTGATGTCATTGAAAATAAGGAGTGATGTAGATGTTTCCAAATGTTAAATTTATTGGCGAAAATGAAATAAAAGAACTGGAAAAAGAGTCATCATCACTTGGGAAAACATTCCTGATTGATTTTACTGAAGGAAAAATGTTAAAAAAGGACGGAAGGCTAATAAAAACAGATGACATAAGAAGTATAAGGATGTGGATTGAAAAGAAATTATTAACTGAAAAATACAAATATAAAATATATAAAACATATGGATTAGGATATAAAGAAATGTTGCTCGGCAAGAGATTTCCTACTCCTTTTTTATATGCAGAACTTGAAAGGGAAATCGAAGAGGAAATGAAAAAACATCCAAGGATTTTAGAAATTGAAGACTTTGAAGCAATAATGGAAAGGAACAGATTAAAAACAAAATTTAGAGTAATATTGGATAATTATGAATCATTTGAATGGGAGGCGTTTTTAAGTTGACGGTAATAATAAAAAAAACAGCAGAAGAAATATTGAATAGCATGTTAAATAATTTGCCTTCTGATTATGACAAAGCGGAAGGAGGATTATTTTATGACAATCTGGCACCTATTTCAATTGAGTTTAGCAATTTTAGAGATATTGTAGATTATGTACATAAAATGGGATTTGCAGATACATCAGAAGGAATTTTTCTCGAAAAGATTGCAGCGACAGTAGGACTTTCACGAAGAGAAGCAGTAAATTCTGTTGGAGAAGTTCAAATTGAAGGAGAAGCAGGAACAGTTGTTGAAGTTGGAACGAAAGTAAGTAGCGATACTTTTATTTTTGAAACAACTGAAAAGAAAGTTATAGATGCTACAAAAAAAGTAATTGTTCCTGCTAGATCAGTTGATAAAGGGAGCGGATGCAATGTAGGAATCGGAGCAATAAAGTATTTCCCAGTCACAATACAGGGCCTTACTAAAGTAACTAATTTAAAAGAATTTAAAGAAGGATATGATGCAGAAACGGATGAAGAACTGAGGACAAGATATTTTATTAAGGTCAGAGAGCCAGCAACATCAGGTAATATTTATCATTACAGGCAATGGTGCTTGGCCGTTCCAGGAATAGGCGGAGTGAAAGTATTCCCTTTGTGGAATGGAAATGGTACTGTAAAGCTTGTGTTAATGGATGTCAATGGACTAGCTCCAGGGACACAGCTTTTAAAAAATGTACAAGATTATGTAGAAGAACAAAGGCCAATCGGTGCAACTGTTACTTATAATGCTGCAATTTCTAAAATAATTAATTTCACTGGGAAAGTAAGTATTGGAACAGAAACAACGATTGAAAAAGTAAATGAGGAATTTAAAAAGAAAGTAATAGAATACTTCAGAAAATCAGCTTTTAAAGATGATTATCTCAGCTATGCAAAGCTTGGGAATATACTTTTAAATGTGACTGGAGTAAAGGATTATCTTGATTTTAAAATGAATAATGGAACGATAAATATAACTCTAGGAGCAGAGGATGTGCCTACTTTTGGAACAGCTAAAATCGAGGTGATGTAATGGAGAAATTAATAAAATACATGCCAAAGTATTATAGAAAAGTTGAAGAAATTGTGAATCTACAGAAGGCTATAGAAGATGTTGTAGATGAAGAAGAGCTTCTGAAAGGTATTTTAAGGCAGAAATTCGTGCAAAGTTCAACTTGGAGTCTTGAAAATTGGGAACAAATATTTGATATAACAACGGATATATCTTTATCAGATGAAGCTAGAAGAGAAAACATAATAGCAAAAATGCAAGCTGGAAAAACAACAACGATAGAAATGCTTAAAACGATGGCAGAAGTATTCAGCGGTGGTGAATGTGATGTTATAGAAGTTAATAATGAATATTTTTTTTATATCAAATTTATAGGGATTTACGGAATCCCAGCAAATATGGATGGATTTATCAAAGCAATTGAAAGGGTGAAGCCAGCACATTTAGGATTTAAATTTATATATAGCTACATGACTTGGGATGAATTTGACAGATATAACAAGACATGGGACGCTTGGGACAGTTTAAATTTAAATTGGGATGATAGAGAAAAATATAAAGAGTAGGAGGTAAAAAATGCCAGCACAGAAAAAAACAAGTTTAGGATTAAATCAATGGATAGGAAGTGAATATCCAAAAAGAGTTGATTTTGTTGAGGACAATAAAATAATAAATGATGAACTTGAAAACAGAGTTAAATATACCGACCTCGCCGAAGAAAATAAGGCAGGGATAATAACATATGCGAAAATTAAAGAAATAGCACCAAAGCCTGATTTATCGCCGTATATTCCGTTTAGCAAAGGGTACATAAATACTAACAATAGTGATTTTGTATTAAGAGGCAATAGTAATGGCTGCTGGACACCACATGTAATAAATATGTTTAATTCGGAAAAAGGATACACGGGAGCGTTACATACAAACGGAGGACGTGCCTATTATAAAGTTCCAAATCGGAATGGTGGCAACTGGTGCGAAATCATGGATAATCACGATATGGTAGCAAGAGATATTAGAATGAACGCTTTTGATGCAAATATTCTTAACGTCAGACAACTTTTGCAAGATGTTATAAATTGGCATATCAGGGACATAAGACTTGCAGGATATGTCGCGGGAATAATTTATCATCGGAATGTTGGACATGAAAGAGCTGGGTACGTTGTGACTGGAGTTGTTGAAACTACAGGAGATAATGTAATTGATATCATCCAAATGAGAGCATTGCAATTTTTTAGAAATGGACAATGGCTAAATACACCATTTGCGTAAAAGGAGGCAAAAAATGAAATTTATAGTAGAAAGAACAGAAATAAAACAGTTTGAAGACGGCATGAAATACATTGCTATTTTTGATAAAGATAATAAAGATTGGTACGAAGAGTTAACAAAATTTAAGCCTGATACCTTAAAAGTGATGTACAACAAAGACACTCATTTAGTGTTAAGCACAAATACAGATGCTAGTATGATAGCCCCCACGATGGCTGGAGATGTAGTGGAAGAAATAGAATATCAGGAAGTAGAGATTGCTCCTGATAACTATTTTGTAAATGGAAAAATAGTAAAATTAAAGGGATGCGAGACAATAAAAGATGGAAAGATTGTATTTAATAAAGATTTTAAACTTGATCAGATAAAAAAGGAATTATCTGAATTAAAAATTGAATACTCTGAAAGTGAATTTTTGTTTAAAGGCAAATATTTGCAGAAAAACAGAGAAAAAGGCGACAGAGATAGCTTAACAAGTCTGATTTTGTTGCTAACAATAACTGGAAGAAAAGAAACAAGTGAATGGAAGCTGATAGATAAAGACACTAGGGAACACGTTTATCCAACTTTGACGCTTGATGACTTTAAGCTGATGGCATTTCACATGCAGTCACAGCTTTCTAAAGCATTGAAGACAGAAAGTGAAATTATATCTAATCTTAAAACTTTGTCAGATGAAGAACTTAAGAACTTTAATGCAAGAGAAGAATTTGAAAAACTTTGGAATTAATCGTGAGATTAATCGTGAGATTTTATCACGAATAAAGGAGGAATTTGATGCAACTTGAAAAAGATAAGCTATATATTTCATTCCACAGACCGAAAAGCTTAATAGGATTTTTAATTTCCGCTTGGACTTTAGGAAATTATTCGCACTGTGAGTTTATTTATAACAATGAAGTATATCTTGCAAATCCAGGTGGAGTAAGAAAACAGGTTTATAAATACAAAAAAAACTTTGATATATATGAAATGGATGAATGCATAGAAGTACAAGATATTTTAGATTTTTTTGAAGAAGTAAAAGGTGCAGGATATGATTATCAAGGAATTTTAGGAAGTCAATTTTTATGGTTTTTAAATTCGCAAGATGAAAAGAAGTATTTTTGCAGTGAATTTTGCTTAAATGCGATAGATTATGCTTTACAGTTTAGCCTGACATGGAATTTTATAGAGCTTAAATATAAAGGTTATCATAAATTTAATCCTTCCAGACTTTATAAATATTTGAAAGAACTGGAATTAATAAAGGAAAAGGTGATGTAAATGGAAGTAAGAAATTTAATAGGAAGTGAATTTTTAAATGATGGAAAAGAATTAAAAGTAGTAGATGTAAAAGTTGAAGGATTAACTGTAATATTAACTACTGAAGAAATAAAAGGGAGTGTAAAAGCAAAATATTCATTTGGTCAGACAAGTCTGGATAAGATGTTAAAAGTACATCCGAAACTTGTTGAGGTCATGAAAGAAGCTATTAAAAACAGTCCATTTGATTTTAGAATTACAGACGGAGCTAGAACAGCAGAGGAACAATTTGCTTTGTATCAAAAAGGCAGAACTAAACCTGGTCCGAAAGTTACAAATTGTGATGGTTACAAGTCAAAATCTAACCATCAAATCAAAGCTGATGGATTTGGTCATGCGGTGGATATTTTTCCTTGTGGGATTTTAGAAAATGGAGTTTACAGAAAATTCATGTCTGATGAAGGATATGATGATAAAAAATTAAAAATTATATCTGAGCATATCTTAAAGATAGCAAAAGAAAAAGGAGTAAATATCGAATGGGGTGGAAACTGGAAAATGCATGATACACCTCATTTTGAAATAAAATAAGACTTGCATATTTTGAATATAAGAGTTTTAAATTTAATTTAGGTATAAAAGGTTATCTGACAAGTTTAAATGCAAATTTGAGCCTGTCAGGTGGCTTAAAATAAAAATAATATAAATTTTAAAGGAGTGAGGGAAATGAATGCACAATTACAAATGATTTTGGTAGGAATGCTAGTAGACTTTACAAGAAAAGAAGTACTGGAGAAAGAAATAATCTTTGGAGCAAAAACTGGAATTCAGAAACTGGAAGCTGTAAAAAATAATTTCTTTGCAAAATTTAAAGATTTTGTGAGAAAAGCTCAGGAAAGAAATAATCCATATATTCCTGATAACATAGAAATTTTTTCTGAAGAATTAATGCTAAAAGGAGCAGAAGAACTTGAGAAAATAGTAAATGTAGAAGAAATAGTACACAGCATTCTAGGAGAAGAAAAAACAGCAATAGGAATATAGGGGGATTATTAAATGTTAAAGGATTTGCAGGAAATTATAGATAATCACGGACTTTTTCTGATACTGTTTTTTTCGGGAGTTCTTTTTGGAGTAGTTGCTCAAAAAATGGTAGACAACCAGCCTGTAAAGCCATACCTTAAAAGAATAGCCGTTGCGGGAATGACAATGGCTATTGCATTATCCTTAAATAAAATTGTAGGGCATTTTAAAGCAGGATTCTTATATCCTTGGAGTCCTGTTCTAGGTTTTTTTGGAGAAGCTCTCCTAGAAACAGTAAATCAGAAAAGATACGGAATCAGCACTGGATTTTTGGAACTGTTACTGGAAAAGTTTGGATTTGTGAAGAAACGGAGTGATAAAAATGAAAATATATCACAGAAGTCGTAAATTTCTCATAATAATGTTGGGGCTAGTTTTTTTAAACTCAGTTCTGACATTAAAGTTAAGAGGTTATCAAAGAAAAGAAAATCTGACAATGATAAAAACAGAATTAAGAAATAAATATCCTGAACAGCTTTTTAACTATATAGAAGAAAAATCTAAAAGAGAGGATTTATATCTTTTAATTGGGACTAATGTAGTTGTATTAACTATTATTTTAGGATTTGATAGATTTGGAGTTTTTGAAGAAACAGATGACACTATAAAAGCTAATAAGGAAAAAATAAAAAAAGGAATAGGAATATTTATATAGGGCAGTCGTAAAGATTGCCCTGTCTTTTTTTGTGAAAAAATAAAAATAATTTATAAAAAAGGTATTGACATTTATACAAAAATGTAGTATACTATTTTTGTAAGGGGGAAGAGGTAAACAGCTAAGGCAAGTAGCAGAAAGGAGGAACAATGGAAGGTATGACAGATAAACAATTTGACAAAGTCCTGAAAATGATACTTGAAATTATAAGAACAAGTAAAGATTTACAGGAAGCAGAGGACAGAATAAAAGCCCTGCTGGACAAATAGCAGGGCAATACAAAACATTTAATGGAGGGTAGCTTGCCAGCCCTCCTGACACAAAAATTATATCACAAATAGATATATAAGGCAAGAGGGAGGAGAGATGGAAAAAATAAAAGCAAGAGGTGTAAAAAAAGGACAAACGCCAACTTGGAAAGTAGGCAGAAAAGCAACAGGAAGAGAACGGAATAAAAATATAAGTTTCAGGGTAACACAGGAAGAAAAAGAGCTTATATATAAAAAGTTAGATGAAATAGGTGGAAATAGAACAGAAGCATTATTGAAAATGATAAAAAATGAGGTATAATAAATAATAAAATCAGAGGAGTGAAATAAATGGATATATTAAAAGATTATAATTTATATTTGAATAATGGTGACCAATTTAAAATTGAAAGTTTAGAAGAATTTGAAAGACACGTTAATTTAGAACTCAAAGAGTTCGATGGTAAAGAAGACTTGAACTTAAAACCAGAAACTGCTGAAGAACTGGAAGAGACTATAAGAACTATAAATGAAAATAATAAAAACGGGATTGATTTTTTCCTGATAAGCAAAGAGGATGACAAGGAATCAGAATTTTAAATAAAGAGCCTTTAGTGGCTCTTTTATTTTATATCATACTATTCTGAAATTCAAACAGCATGAGTATTTCTGAAAGTGCCAAACAAGTCCCAAAGTCCTCTTCTTCTATAATTTCATAGTCTATCACTTCTATGAATTTTACATACTTTCTACTTCTTCTTTTATGTTTTAATTTATATAGCTTTTTTGATCCGTACAAGAAAATGTCTTCTTGTATTTGTGTTATTGTATCGCTACATTCTATATATTCGATTTCTTTAGTCACAAATTTTATAAGCTTTAGCCATTCCTTTAAATATAAAAATTCGTTTCCAGCAATGATACTTTCTATTATTTCAGCATCTATTTTTACTTTTTTCTCTATTTCTTCATAGTCAAGTTCAACTGTCTCAAATATATGAAATAAGTCATTTTCAATCTGTTCTCCCGTTTTTAATAGCATATTATTACCTCCTGATAATATATTATAACCTAAAATTTATTTTTTACAATAAATGGGGTATAATTAAAATAAAAAAGGGAGAAAATGGAATGAAATACAGGGGATATGAGATAAAAAAAGTAAAAGGGGAAAGACCTTATGAATGTGAACAGCTAAAATTAAAAGCTAACACGCTTGAAGACATGGTTAGAATGATAAGCAAAATAGACAACGCAAGAGTAATGGCAATTGATGATTATTTAGAAGCTAAAAGAAGATTGTTCCAGTTTTACTGCAATCAGGTCGATGGTGAGATAATATCTAACACATTTGATGAAATTAAAAAGAATCATGGACTAAATAACAACAGGGAAGCTCTCATGTTTTTGATTAACTTGTACAGAGTGAAATAA